CCGAACAAACGTCTGCTCAATAATAGGTTTTAAAACTTTTACCAACTGTTCAACCAAAGATTTGCCAATAAGAGCCGCAGCAACAGAAGCAGTAGCAGTGGTGCCAGATAATACAACAGTTTCTGTAGATGGGACTGGTATCTCCCCAATATAAGGGACAGTAATAGTTGGAGCATCTATTTTTGGTACTGTTGGAGTAACTTGTATTTGTTGTGGAGGTTGAGATTGTGGCACTTGTTTTAATGCCTCAGTAATACCTTTAAGATCTGGAAGTGCTCTAGGTTTGTCTTGTATCTCTTCTTCTTTCTTTGGTTCCTGTTGGGCATTTATCATTTTCCTAAACTGTTCAGTTGTAGGAGCATCAATAGGTTCATATTGTGGAATACCATCCAAAGGAACATCTACAACTGGTATTGGAAGTGTTCTATTAATTGGTACAAGAATAGGTGGAGGTTCCAGATTACGAATAAATGGAACATCCACCCTCGGTGTTTGTATATTATTTGACCTTATATCAGGAATTTCTGGTACGTTTGGCATCTAATTCGGCAAAATCTTTCTTCTTTGTACCACCATCATAAGTCCAAGCTTGACCACAAATTACCATTTGTTCATTCAATGAGATCTCTTGGTCATTTACAAATAGATGACCAATAATTCTTCCATACTTTTCTGTACTATCAGGAAGTTCAGTTTTGATTAAAATATTTTTACCATCTTGTAGAGCGTGTTTAAGCCATTCTTTAGCTTCAAGACCATACTTCTTTTCATTCGCATCAGATGTTCTGCTCTCTGGGGTATCGATACCAGCAAGACGAATTCGCTTAGTAAGGGAGATATCAAAACCAAGATCAATGTCAGCATCAACAGTGTCTCCATCTACTACCTTTGTAATTTGTTTGATGCGATAGATGTAAGGATCTTTTAAGGACATTAGAATGGGAGTTTAAACTTCCCAGTATTTAGTTTAGGAATAGGTAATTTTTCAAATGCCCTGTTAACTTGTTTCTCAACAACAGCACCTACAAAATCTTCTGGGTTGTTGAGAATTGCTTCTGCTTTCTTATAGGTTACATAAGCACCTACACAAAGTGCCCCACTAATAGTGAGGCTCAGTGCAGATAAAATTAGTGCTACTTGTCTCATTTAATTTCCTCTATAATAATTTCATAAAGTCCAGTAACATCTGAAGATTTTATTGCTTCTTTTTTACTGGCAAATTGTTTTGCTTTTGATTTATCTGGAGTCCACTTTGTATCTTCTTCAAAATACAAAATTTCATTTCTAAAAGCAATTCTTTTTGATATAAACATTTTTAATTTATGCTTTTGATGTATAATCTGGAGTGTCTCCATCAGTACCACAAGTTGGACAAGCTTCAATTGAAGAAGTTGCCACTACAGGTTCTGGGATTGATTGTGTCTCAATCACAAACTCTGGTTCTGGTGTTCTTGCTTTTGGTTTTTCATCTTCATCCTTATCACCTTTCTTTAGAGTATCAACTCCAAAGGTTGCTGCTGCAGCAGTGAATACTGTAGCAATGAATGTGGGATCCATTTTAGAAAACATGCCAGCATAACTAGCAGTAAGTAATGCAGCACTCCAACCCAAAACAGTAATTCTAATAATAGTGCTCATACATTTTTCTCTTTTGTTGTCGGCCATTTGTCCTTAAGGGTTAATAGTGGTTAACTTTTTGCCCAAGATTCACCTTCTGCTTTTCTTCTACGAGCAAGTCCTGCTTCTACATTAGACCCAGGATTACGGTAGAGGTATAAAGCATCTGGAACTTTGTCCCATTCTTTATTCTTCAAAACTCTAGTGATAGTATTAAAATTGCTGCCACCATAAAAACCAGCACCAAGATTATATGCAAAGGAAAGGAGAGCTCCTCTTTTACCATCAGACATTTCACCCCAATGTGGGATCTTACGAAGTGATGGAAGAAACTGGTTTTTACATTGAGTAATCAACAACTCATCTGCTTCCTGTTGGGTGATAGTATCTCCCATATGAAATGGTGATCCATCCTTCTTGCGAGTGGTTCCCCAACCTATGGTGATTGGAAGTCCACCTGACAGAGGATCTGGATATGCTTTAAGATGGCAACCTTCAAACTCTTTAATGAGTTTTAGACCCATCATAGGCATATCATCACCACTAGTTACAGGAGATGCAGCAGTTGTTGTGGATGCTGGTGCAGCACTAGTCTTTTTTCCTCTATAAATTTCCGCCCAATCTACAGTATCATCAAGATACTTAACTGGAAGGTTATCTTCTAACCACTGAACTGCTTTGATGTGATTAGGATTCTTCTCATCATAGAATTTGAAGAAGTTGTGTAAATCTATTCTTGCCATTGGGTTTCTCCTTAAGTATCAATTAAAAATTCTTCCCCAACCATCGCTGCCACCTGGACACCAACGATGCTTAAGAACTGCTTTGGTATAAACGGTCTTCTTACCGTTTGTTACTGGTCCAGTATAGTTGTCGTTCAATGAACCATAAGGATCATTGCAATAGTAACCTTTACCATCTGGTGTCTTACCAATCACTACAACCATGTGCCCACCAGTAGGTGCAGAAAGAGAACCCCTGTGAAGAATACCAATAACGACAGGTTTGCCAGCATCCAAACTCTTATCAATATCAGAAAAAGAAAGATTGTAACTAAAGTGTGACTTAACACCATAACCTTGTAGAACACGGGTCTGAACCGCATGATCTGTTGTATCACCAATTGCGAATACTTTCTTGACATACTCATCATCACCTTTGATGCTTCCTGGCTTGAGGAACGCAAGGCACATAGCACACGATGAAGAGTTGCAAGTTCTATGTGCATCTCTGTAATTGTCTACTTGGTTGAAGTAAGGAACCGCCAATACTGATGGAGTTGGAGGTTTTGTTCTAAATATCCCAATCCATTCAGTTTCAGAATCATCCATGAACTCAGCAGGTAAGTTATCCTCTAACCATTGCACTGCTGCTACGTGGTTTGAATTCTTATCATCATAAAATTTAAAAAAGTTATGAAGATCTAAAGTCATTTTATTATATTTTTTAACGACTACCTTATTTAGATGTTGCTACTTTTATTAACAAAGCAACAACAGAAATTGAAAAATAACCTTGAAAAATATGATAGATCATTAAAATAAAAAAAATCCCCACCCATATTTAGAGTGAGGATAAGTATGAATACTTATTTGTGTTAGTGTTTTAAAACACTCCTGGAATAATTTGCCCAGTAGTGATATAAGTTCCTACTGCAATTACAAATCCAAGCATAGCAAGACGAGAATTGAGGATCTCTGCCTCAGGGGTAAATCCAAATTTTTTCATTTTAGTTCTCCTGTTAATGTTTTTGTGCAAGAAATAACGTTTTTTGTCAGGCAAGTCCAAAAAATAGGTTGCCAGTGATTGCATAAGATGCAAGTCCAGTAATGATGCCCATCATAGCCCAACGACCATTAGCAAGTTCTGCTCTTTCATTATGAGTCATCATACCATATTTAATAGCATCTTCATCAGAAATGTACATAGTTGGTTCTTTGGCAAACATATTTTGTTGCCCAAACTCATTAGTTGTTACAGTCATTTGTATTTTGTAAAGTTCTGTTACAATATTATATAGCAATTGTAAAATTTTGTCAACCAATCAAAGGTTCCCAGAACCCATAATACTCATAGTCCAACAACTGTTCTGTATCCATTTCTGGAGGTCTGTTCTTCCAGAAATTCATTACTCCCTCTACATTCTGTTTATGAAATACTTCAATATGATCTTGGTGAATACCAGAATCAAAGTCATATCTATAAGTAAACAAGGGCATTGAATATGTTCTACCTGTATTGTAGATAATTTCTTCTGATGTAGCTCTTGGTTTTAAGTTTTGATCCAATCTAAACTTATCCCCCCTACAATGCAACTTAAGAATCTTTGCTGCATGATGTCGTGTAATCACATAAAATGCTGCACAAAAATCATTAATCAATCTTGGGTGAAGATTTGCCCTCAAGTTTTTCGTACTGGTAATTGCACATTGAAGTACATCCCAATCATATGGAGCATGAGACATAAACCCAGACCAAGTAAAAGGCCAATAAGGAACTGTATCAAATACAATATCATCCTCACAGATAATAATAGAATCTAATTGAGTTTTAAAGTAAAAATGTTTGATTGCCTTTAGGTGAGACATAGTACACCCAAGTTCTCCTTGAGTCAAGAGTTCTGGAAATTTACCCATTAGCAAATCACTAACATCATTATTTCCTCTAGCATCAATAGCAGAGATTCTGGTATTTTCAATACCATAAAAATCAAACAGACTATTCATATGGTCCTGTCTGTTTGTTTCAGTATCAAGATTGATCCAAAGAACAGGACCAATTCCTTTAAGTTTCTTTTTTACTGTAGAAGTATCTGTCATGGCTTCCCCCACTGTGGATATCTATGATCTTTTAAAAATGAATAGTCAACTCTAAATCCCTCAATATCAGAATAACTTTCTCTTTGCCAAGTTAAATGTGGGACTATTACATATGCATTAATTTCTTTATGAGATTGTGCATAATGAACATCACATGGTTTAGTAATGTCTATTAAGTTATTAATGAATCTATCATAAACTGTATACTTAAAAGCAACGGAATGTGCTGATAAAGTATATTCACATTTAAATATATGTTCAGATACCTGAGTAAGATTCATTCCATGAAAATGTTGTCCTCCAAGATATAGCATGTCCCAATCCTTTGGAACTTCAGCATAATACTTATTGAACTTGCTATTTAAATCTTCATCAAATTCAATGTCATCTTCAAGAAGTAAAAAAGTTTTTGCCTTAACTTGCTTTGCCAACTTAAGAGTAAACAACTGAGACAGTGCACATCCAACAGCACCTTTTTTAATTTCTGGAGGGAAGATAAGATTCATATTAGAACCATTAATTGCAGGAACTCTTTCTACCCAAAGGTTATGTTTATGGAATTGCTTTGCAGCAGCCACCATTCTATCTTTTCTATCATCAAGATTAATACAATAAATCTTGTCAAAAAAATCATTTAAAGTTCTCATAAAACCTCCCAACCAGGACAATAAAGATCTGAAGTATTATGGTCTGGTAGAGAAGGTCCAAACCAAACTTTAGGTGCAATTGTATGTTCACTATTTGCCAACCATGCACCCCACCAACTAAAAGAACTATTGGCAATAATATGATATCTACAAAGTGACATTAAGCATAGATCATAGTCTGCTAAATTTGATTCTGAAATATAGAATCTGCCAGGATCAAATAACTGTTGTCTTGATGCCCATTCAATATCATCTGAAAAAATAATAACAGGAACATTTGGAAGTTTATCTAATGCATTTTCATAATATCCAATAGGTGGAGTTGGATGAAAATCTTGTAGATTTAAATAATCACCACGTCTAATGTGTAATGCAATGACTTGATTGTTTAAAGAAATGCTATCTAAAAACTCAGAGCAAACTTTAATTGTTTCTGGTGCAAATGAAAATGTGTTTCTAATTTCAGTTTCAATATGCTTAAAGTATTTTTCTGATTGAAAATATCCAAACAAATCAATGTTATCTTCACAACTATTAAATAACCTTTCATCAAAATGATATCCACATTCTTCAACTATACTATTATGAGTTAAAGATGTTTTATCTTTAGAGATATCAAAGGCAGTATGAATATTAGTTGTTGAATTTTTTACATTGAAATCACTAACCCCAAAAATTTCTTTTGAAGGAATGCAATAATCAAATCCTCTATTCGCAGCAATACCCCTTAAAGAGGCATACTGAAACATTTGATTTCCTAATCTTCCTAAATTTCCTAATTGATTAAATGAGATCATTTTAAATAATTAATGTAAATAAAGTCTTCAAGGACTTCTAATCCCTTGACCTTTTCTAGATTTTCTACAATTGCATCAAGTTTACTTTGATAGATTTCCTCAGAGACATCAAACTCTTCGCTCAATTCAATGATTCCATCTTTGTTGAAATGTTCACCAATGTCAGGAGATCCCAAATAAACAGGGATAGTACCAGTAGCAAAACAATCCAAAATCTTCTCTGTGTAATATGATTCATAAACTCCATTCTCAATTACAACAGAAAACATGTAATCACAAAGTCCATCTTCCTTATTGTCAATAGGATTGATTCCTCTACCATAGATGTCAACTTGATCTTTAAATCTTTCCAACCAATCAAGTCGAGTTTTTTGTCCTTCTGTAAATGCTTTATTAGATGAAATCATAGAAATCATCTTTGTCTTTTCATAGATTTTAGGTTGTTTAATCCAAAATCCTTGAGCAGGACACCACTTAAATCTATTATCAAGACTAAGAAGTTCTTTGTTGTGAGTAAAAATATATTTAAATACTTTAAAATATTCTTCTACATTTGCTGCAATCTCTTCTGCAATCCCAGGAACTACAAACTTAGATTCAAGTAGCCAACCATATTTAATTCCATCCAATCCATCAGTAAATGCTTGATTAATATTAGCATCAACATATACTGTGTCATCAGCAGATAAATCAAATACCCACTCTACATATTGTGATTCTTTACCATGAACAGAATATCCTTTATTCCCACCAGTTAGATGAGTGAAAGAATTTCCAATCAAATTATACTTTTTTTTCATACCAGTCTTCTCCAAAATGATAGTTGATATAGTTTTTTTCTTTTAGATTTGGTATCTTACACTCAAAGAAAGGATAAGTTATCCACTGTGGAGATTTTACCACAATGTCTGGGGTAATATCAAGTGCTGCTTCAAAAGGACCATCATACTCAGTCATTGGAGATGCCCAATTCATACCAGGAATTCCAAATCCCCATTTCATAATAAAGGTCTTCATAGAAACTTCATGATACCTAATGGAGTTCATATGATTAATATCCTTTCTGACAAAACCAGTTTCTTTACTGGTATCTACAATCTGATAATCTACTGGATTATGAACTCTTCCATGAGGACTATCATTAACAGAACTTCCATTTCTATTGTAGATCATTTGCCTAAGGAAATAATCACAATCTTGCCAACCAATATTACAGAATCTTTCATCCCATAGACCAACATTCTTTATTGCATCTACAGTATAACTATGGAAAGCATCTCCAGCACCACTAGAAATAAAACTATATTTGTTATGAGAATTTACAACTTGTTCTATAGAGTTTGGATGAAATAAAACATCATTCTGACATAACATTACTATATCAGAATCTGGATTATTAATATCTTTAAATCCATCAATCAAACATTCATTCCAATTTCTAGATAAATGTCCAGTGGAAAATGTTGGTCTTGTCATGTTATTAACAATCTTCACATCTATAGGGATGTTTAATTGAATTGGACGATCAGAAGCATTATTAATTACAGTAACTTCATAATTAAACTTTGTAATCCCACTTCTCAAAAAAGATTTGAGAGTAGAGTTCAACTCATTATCATTATTATAAGTTATAAAATAAACTTTAATTTTCATAAGATACAAATAGCAGTGTCCTGAACCATATTGTCATGGTAGTATTCATCATTCCATTCTTCAAAGTCCCACTTAATTAATTCAAGTTCATCATAAAACTGTCTTACATCTTTAAGTCTAATGTCCCAAACATTATCAATTACAATAAGAGTATCTTTATCTGCTACAGACATAGCAACTTCAAAATCTCTTTTAACTCCTTCATATGAATGATCTCCATCTACAAAAATAAGATCATATCTACTACCAAAATCTTTAGATGCTTCTTTAAGAATTTGAATGTTCTTTTCTGAAATCTCATCATTTGTATAGTCTACAAAATCATTAAATGGAAGATCTACTTTATACTTCCAATCATCATAATCTGAATGGTGGGGATACCAATATCTGGCATTAACTCTAGTTGAATGAGGAACATATGAAATCTGTCCATCATATCCACCCTTTCTAATATCAAAGGAATCAATAATTCCATATCCAGATTCACCATAAAGTTCATCCATAGCATATGCCATAGCATTAGAACTTTCATAATGCCAAGAACCAATTTCAAGAACAGTCTTTGCTTCAATCATTTTGACTAAAGTGGCAAGACAATTTCTACAATGAGTAGAGGCACCTTCATATTTAAATCCCTGAAGGATTCCATTTTCTGGTCCCCTATCTACATAATAATTTTTGAATTCATTTTTAATAAATTCAACTTTATTTGCATAACCTTTATAACTCATGAAGTCAATCCTTTTGTTTTGAATTTTTCTAGAATAGTTGGCATTGCTCTTTGTGAAAGATGCATATGAGATCCTTCCCAATCATCTAGGAATTCTTCTTTTGTAGTTTCATCTTCATTTAACATATCATAGAAAATGCTAATAAATTTAAAACCCTCTCTAATACATGCATATTCAAGAGCAATATTAAATGCAAAAGTTACCATGTTTCTTTCTCTGTTAGTACCAAAAGAAGGACCACCAGTATATGGTTTATTTTCATTCCAAGAAGCTATTGGACCCCAAACAATGAGTTGTACTCCATACTTTTTATAGTAACTAAGAGCATTAATATATCTTTCAACACATTCTACCACAAGTTCATTCACAGGTCTATCCTGTTCCTTTGCTTGCTTAATTAAATGAGCTCTGATATCAACCTCACCAAAGCAAAACATTAACTTATCAGTGGTTCCCAATTCCAATGAATCAATTAAAGATTCAATAATAGGTTGCTTATTGCTAAGTT